AGCAAGAAAAGAAATATCTGATCTTGATTTAATTTTAAAAATTATGGAAACAGAAGGGGATGATTTTGGATCTGCTACAAAAAAAATGGAGATGTATAGAAGAATGGAAGAGAATAAAAAAAATAAACCAAAAGATCCTGCAACAGCAGTTAGAAAAATTAAACTAGCACAAGGTGGACTTAGTTCTTTATTAGGTGAATAATGAAAATTGGTGAATACAAAAAGATGATGTCTTATTTAACAAGACCATCAAAAAACCCAACGCTCGTTGAAAACATGCCTTTTGTAAAACATGATCAAATACCACCTAAGTCAGGACCAAATTCAAAAGGGTTGAATTTAAATAAAAAAAATAGTAGAAAGGTATAGGAGTATATATGGCAGATATAGACAAAGGACTCCCGAACACTAGAACTAAAATTGATATTCCCTCAGAGGAGGAAATAGCAGAAGAAGTTGCGGTTCAGGAACCACAAGATGATAAAGGACCAATAGAGGTCATACCAGAAGAAGACGGCGGCGCAACGATAGACTTTGAACCGGGATCAATAAACATACCGGGCACAGAATCTCACTTTGATAATCTAGCAGATATTTTACCAGACGATGTTATAGATCCAATTGGTGGTGACATGGTTCAAAATTATATGGACTATAAAGCATCAAGAAAAGATTGGGAGCAGTCTTATAAATCAGGTTTAGATCTTTTAGGTTTTAAATACGAAAATAGAACAGAACCGTTTCAAGGAGCGTCGGGTGCAACACACCCAGTATTAGCAGAAGCGGTAACTCAGTTTCAAGCACAAGCTTATAAAGAATTACTTCCAGCAGATGGACCAGTAAGAACACAAGTCATAGGAATTAAAACTCCTGTAACAGAACAACAAGCAACTCGTGTTAAAGATTACATGAATTATTTACTAATGGATCAAATGAAAGAGTATGAAGAAGAATTTGATTCAATGTTATTTCACTTACCGCTTGCAGGTTCTACTTTTAAAAAAGTTTATTACGATGTGCCTATGGCAAGAGTGGTATCAAAGTTTGTACCTGCAGATGAATTAGTTGTACCATACACAGCTACAAGTTTAGATGATGCAGAGTCTATAATTCATGTTGTTAAAATGTCAGAGAATGAATTACGTAAACAACAAGTAAATGGTTTTTATAGAGATATAGATTTAGCACCACCAGGAACTGTTGAACAAAATGAAGTAGAAAAAAAAGAAAGAGAATTAGATGGTACTAAAAAAGTTGGTAAACAAGATACTCTATATACTTTATTAGAGTGCCATGTAAATTTAGATTTAGAAGGTTTTGAGGATCAAGGACCCGATGGACCAACAGGAATAAAATTACCCTACATAGTAACTGTAGAAGAAGGTAGCCGATTAGTTCTCTCTATACGGAG